ATCAATGTATATGGCAACCTCCTATACCCCGTCCTATAGGTGACAATTCACGTGATTGGAATGAAGAAACCCAAACATGGGAAGCTTAAACAAAATTCCTCCAAAGTGCAACCCACTTTGCAAGAACCCAAGTTCCAAGTCCGTAGGACTTGTCCCGTATCAAACAAAGTCCTCCGGACTTTTTCGTTTAAAAAAACCTCCCCAAATAATAGATACGATGCCTATCGCGACACCCCAAGGCACGCTCGATTTCAAAAGTGTCGATACGATCACGTTCGTCGGGGCTTCATCGAACACGGTCATCGACACAACTACAGGAAGTCTCGGGGTTGGTGTCGACGTCAACGGACCCACCTCCAACCTCCATGTTGTGGGGCATACCCGTCTCGAAGGTGACATTAACATGCTCCACACCTCGAACAACTCATCAATGAAAGTGAACTCCAACGTGGTCACAGAGTTCCCCCGCTCAAAGAAACTCATCAAGTATCCGAGGGTGGCTATGACTGCTGATAATCAACCCACTGGGTACGTGGCGAGTGCGAGTACGTCCACATCGAACAGGGAACCATATCAAGCATTCGATAATGTTTTATATTCGTCGTGGCACGAACCTGTATATCAACCTAGCCCGTACCCAAACACCGACGGTGCGTATACAGGTGGATCAGGTACAGTTTATGATACGAACGGTTACCAGGGTGAATATTTACAGATTCAACTCCCGGAAAAAATAAAACTTTATAACTATTCTATATCAAACAGGCCTGCCGCTGGGATAGAAGGACGCCAACCAAAAGATGCAAAAATATTTGCGTCAAATGATGGAAATACGTGGATTGATATTCATACACATAGTGATGGTGGCGGAACGTATGATATTGCCGGTGAAACGCGGTCATTTCAACTTGATAATATCACCGAAACACACTACAAATACTATAGACTTGTTGTAAATAGTATAATACAAGGTGGCACCAGTGATACAGCGAATATTTCACAATGGCAACTCTACGGCACCCCCGAATACGACCCCGAAGCTCACGGGACTGACGTCGTGGTCAAGTCGGTTCCCAACGTACCTAACACGGATTGGTTGGAGGTCTACTATGATGCTAAGAACTATTCGGGGTCTGGTGATGTTCAAGATGAGACGACTAACAATAGGGACGCTGAGATGAATGCGACGTTTGATAACGGTGAAATAAAAGCATTTTCTTTCAACGGAGCCTATACGAGTAACGTCACTACGAGTGACCACGGTTTGGGGACGGGTGATGTGACGTATACCATGTCATATTGGTTCAAGAGAACAGCTGTAGCAGGTAGCTACGATTATGTAGTCATGCTTGGTAATGGTGGGGTAGATTATAGTTCTGCACTTATGTGGATAAACAATAATCAACTCACACTTGACCATTGGAATGCCGCGTTGAGAGTACTGGACCCGATTAAATTGGATACATGGTACCACGTTGCTGCGGGACATAGTGGTGGTGATACACCCAGTCTTGAAAATGATTTCATATATATCAATGGAAAAAAAGTAACTCCAGAGATTACACAAACAGCGGCACCATTTACACTTGCCGGTAGTAAATTAACATTGGGTAGTGAGCATAATGGAACAACAGAATTCTTGAACGGTTCCATCGCCAACTTCCGCCTCTTCAACCGAGCCCTGACCTCTGATGAGGTCTGGCAACTCTACGCGTACCAGAAGGAGTATTTCGGGCACGGGGATCTCTCTATGACCCTCAAGGCTGGGCGCCTAGGGGTCGGGACATCGGAGCCGAGGGCGGCTTTGGATGTGTGGGGGGGTATATACGCTAACGGGGGTCAGTCGTGGCCCATTCCATGTGCTATCTTTTCAAACGTTACACCAAGTAATACTGGATCGACGTATTATGAAAATAATATAGGAACAATCGAGGTTAATTATAATAATATCTCTTTAGAAGATCCTTCTGGTACTATACAAGCCAGTGTAGGTAGCCCAAACATAACTCTCAATCGAGTGGGAATGTATGAATTCCATACAGAGTCGTCTCTTAAATTACAAAGTGGGGCGGGTTCGAGTCACATAGGCCATGCAATAATCGATGCAGGTGTCAGTGGTTCTGGGTCTCTTTTTGAGTCGGGTGGTTACGAACTCGTTACGACAACGTATAACACCGTTAAATTAGTTAACCGGACGTCTAAAGTACTTGTTACGAATGCACCATATGTAGTTCAATATCGGTTACAACCAATCGCGAATTTTACTGACCGTTTTATAGAGTTGGCATATGGTAGTAATAACGAAATACACTCGGTAGCTGTAAAATATCTTGGTTAACATTAGAATGCAGGAGATTCCAAAAAATATTGAGTTCGCTCGACAAGCACTCGAAGAATTATTACCAGAACTTCCATCCCCTTTGACGTATGGTCTGAATTATGATGAAATCAATTTTTTTGGTTCCGATATTCAAAAACCCCCAAAGGAGGAGTTTGAGGCCAAGCTCCAAGAACTCATCGATGCTCAACCCCTCAAGGAACTTCGCCAAGAGCGTAACAAGCGTCTCGCAGCGTGTGATTGGGTCGTCATTCGAGCGACATCTACAGACACACCCGTCCCCGAAGAGTGGAAGGTGTACACGCAAGCCCTCCGCGACCTTCCCGCGAACACAGAGGATCCGGTGAACCCCGTTTGGCCAACTGCTCCGACTTCGTAGAAGTCGTACTCCTTTAATTTCGTAGGACTCGTTCCCACCCCAAACTTTACAAACTGTCTCAGAGTTTCTAAAGTCTGCCCTCGTATCAAACAGACGAAACCCTTCGGGTTTCCACCAGTTTAAAAAAACCTCCCCAAATAGTAGATATGTCTTTGGAACAGACGGTGGATAACCTCGAGATTCGGTATGCGAACGCGGTTACGTTTGTCGGGACATCGAACACGATGATCGATACGACCACAGGCCGTATCCAAACGAAAGGGATCCAGCACAATTCCAACGTGATCACGGACGTTTCGGGACCTCACGGGCGGGTCGCACCAACCTTAAAAAAGTATCCCGAAATTGTTTTTGAAGAGGGGAAGTTCGATTATAATACAACTACAAACACATTCGTTCAAGCTGGCTACACTATCACTTCTTCGGGTAATTTTAGTGATGATGTTAATTCAGTCTACACAGCGTGGAGGGCATTTACGGGTTTAATTAATCTGTTTGACCCTGGTTGGGTATCACCGTCTGGATCGTATACAAGTGGTGTAGCGAATTCTACCCAATCTCTCACTAATATCGATACTTCTACTTCAACGGGCAGTGTTTCGTCTAGAAACGGCGCGTGGATAAAACTCGAATTACCCACAAAAATAAAGTTGGGTCGCGTCGATTTCTATGATCGCTACGATGATATAGAAGGTACTGCGACCCAATACGAACGTGTTTCCGAGGCGTTTGTTTATGGTGGTAATAGTAATTCTGGCCCTTGGTACGAAATAGGAAAACAAAGTGACGCCACAAACCTAGCGAATTACACGGACAATATTCCAGCCTCTTTAACAATTGACACAACTTCCTATTATAAATATTATATCATTCAACCAACTCAACTCGCGAGAACCATATCATACGCTTCATATGGACAGTTAATGTTCTACGGCTACGAAGAATACACACCCGCAGGTGACCATTCGGTCGATACGACTTTCATGTCCCGCTTCAATAACCCACAATTGACGGGTGTCCAAGTCCTCGTCGATGGTGCGACGGAGGTAGGAACGAACCAGATTTCGGGTGGTCCCGATCCTTCGGGGAACCAATCGACATACGTCACGGACGGTAAGTACTGGACCCTTAACGGAACGCTCACGTCTAACCTTTCTGTAGAGGCCAATACATTCTTGGAGGGTGACCAACCCCATGCGGTCTCGGTGTGGTTCAATTCTTCGAACCTTGAGGCGAATGTCTCGAACACATGTGTCTTCTCGATTTCGGACCAAGAGAAGTTGGATTCCGTCAACCTCGATCTCCAATCGAACACGTGGCATAACCTGACCTACGCGTACCAAGGTGAAGGTGGCTCCCGAGTAACCTACCTCGATGGACGTAAGGTGGCCGAAGACCAAGCCGAAGATACCTTCGGGGACTACCCACCGTTCGCGATGACGGGGTACTCACAGGGTGGGTATGTGGTGAGTGCGAGTACCGATACTTATTCAACGACCGGGTTTTATGCATGGAAAGCATTTAATGATGTTCAGGCAAATGAAGGGTGGCATACCGGAACTGGTAATGGTGCTACAAACCATTTCGCCGCCAATGCAGGTGGTTCTGTATATAATGCATCCTTGGTTCCTGCGGGGTATTCGACATCTCTTGGCGGAAATACTGGTGAATGGATAAAATTGGAGATGCCTCACAAACTCGTAGTTGACTATGTCACGCTAAAATCTCGAGGAACTAGCTTAGCGAGTACCCAAAGTCCAAAAGATTTCAAAATCTTGGGGTCGAATGATGACATAAACTGGGATATACTCGAGAGTTTTACGAGTGTTCCATATTCTATGACCGGTGAAAATCACGTGGTCGGTGCCACCAAAGGATATAAATATATAGCTCTGTTGGTGACTAGAATTCAAGTAACGACAATTTCGTCGTGTGTCGTAGGTGAAATAGAGTACTACGGCCACCGCGAGAATGACCTGGTCCGCCTTCCCGATCCCACCAACGTTCTCAAGTATCCGCACATCGCGATGACGGGTCCGGCTCAGAGGGGGTATGTGGTGAGTGCGAGTGCCGAGGATAGTGCAAATAGTAGGTACGCGTGGAAAGCTTTTAATAATATATTACCTGCCGATCTTTCAACTGACTTTTGGTTTTCGGAATCAAGTAGAGGTGCATATACAGGTGGAACCAGTGGTAGAGAGTATGTTGGAAGTTCGAATTTAGGTACAGACAGTGGAAGAACCGCTACAGTCGACGGAGAGTGGATACAGGTACAACTACCAAATAAAATTCAGCTTACTACATTTAACATATATGGACAACCAAATACAATAAACAATTTCCCCGCGAGTGGTGTATTATACGCAAGGAATGAAACCACTGAAGATTGGACATCTATATATGTGTATAACGACGTCACAATAAGCACCAATCACACACAAGCTACGCATACACCGACAACATCGACATTTTATAATACATACGCATTGTCAATCACAAAGAAATCTAATAGTATAGGGGGTGTAAGTGTAGGAGAACTAGAACTCTACGGCACAGAAGAGAACTCCTCCGTCCCTATCCAGATCGGTGGTGGGAACATCGACAAGGTGGCCAACTTTAGGGTGTACGACAAGTTTATTGGGGAGGACCAAGCCCTCGAGATTTGGGATGCCCAAAAGGACGCGTTCGGCCGGGCGAAATCCTCGATGACCCTGCAGAAAGGTCGCCTAGGCATAGGGACCACGGAACCGGAAGGAAGGCTGGCGGTAGCGGATGAACCCCACAACTTGGAAGAGTTTCCTCCTAGGGCTATGACGGGGTACAAGACATACTTTGAGGGGCATGGGGAGTTTTGTGTGTACGCGAGTACCGAACTCATTAATGCCAACCACAAA